CGACGCGATGACGATTGCCGTGTCCTCCGGGCGAACCGTCTTGACCTCGACGGCGGTGCGCTCTGCATCGCGCTTAAAGCCCATTTTCTCGACGCCCGCCCAAAATGCGCGAGTTGCCTCGTCGAGGTCCGCGCCCGGCGCGATTTGAACCGTGCCATCCGGGCGCACCGTGACGCCGCCGAAACACACGTAGCCGGTGAGGGTCGGCGCGGCCGTCACGCCGACGTTCGAGCCGGTGAGCGCGAGCGAGACAGTCGCGCCGTCCGCCATGACTGTTTCCTCCGCGGTCACGCGGCCCTGATGCACATGGTCACGCATGGCGACACACGCCTGCGGCCAATAGCGTCCGATGGCGGCGTTCTCGATGGCTTGGCGCGTGACGCCGACAAGGCGCTCTGCCTCGGCCATATCCACGGGCACGGCGAGCAGCGGGCCGTCCTCGCCAAGCGGCGTGGTTGCCGGCGCGCCGACCGGATCGCACGACGGCGGCATGTCCACGTCGATCACCGCCATGTCGCCTTCAGTCCACGATTCCTGCATGTCGCATGGATCAGCCTCTTTGACCTGCCGCGCGTGCTCACGCACGTCCGACCAGTTCATGTCGCCTTTCGCCCAGTCGAGCAGTTCGTCCTCGTCGAGTTCCTCGTTTTCCGCGAACGTCTCGCCGTAGTGAGCCGCCCACGACGCCTGAACGATGGCGGCCGGGATATACCACTTCGACCCGTCGAGGGCTTCCAGTTCGATGACTCTCATGCTGCGTTCTCCGTTGCGTGGTTAGATGCTGCTTTTTTGGCCGCGCGGTTGTCGCGCATCCGTTTCTTGATGGCCTCCGCGTTCTCCGCGTAGTGCCGCTTTTTCTTCGCCTTGATGGCCTCGCTATGCCGCTGGTAGTGCAGCCTCACAGAAGCCGCCACGGCGGCGCGGTGCCCTTGCGGGTCCGTTTCCATGCGCTTCTTTCTGCGCGCCGCCAAGTGCTTTCGTGCGCACTCCATGCACGCGCGGCTTTTCGTGTTGCGCTCCGCGATGTGCCCGGCCTTGCATGGCTTGCCGGTGAAGTAGCGCGTCAGTCCCTGCTCTTTCGCCTGCTCACGAGTGATTGTCGAGGGCGTTTCCTGCACCGAATTCATTGCGTTTTCCTAAGCTGTAAGCCCCATTGATTCGAGCAGTGCGGCGCGGGCCGCTTCTTTCTCGCTCCCTGCATCGGCCACGATTTCATCGGCAAGGCTGTAATGCGCGTCCTCCAGAAAGGCGAACGAAACCGCGTCGAACACGTCAGGCGATGGCAGGTTCTCTTTCTCGCGCATGTCCTCCTTGCTCATGATCTGGCGGCGCGCCTTTTCGTCCCAAAAGTACGGAATGCGCGAGCCTTGTTTCACGAGTTTTTTGATGAACGATTTCGGCACGTCCGGGTTGATGCCGAACCGGCCTTCCTGCATGGCGCGCGCAAAGCCGCACGACGCCTGCGCGCGCTGGTTGACGTATCGATCCTTGTATTCCTTGGCGAAGTTCGGATTACCCCAGTTGACCTTTCGGTACTGGGAGAACCCGTGCAGGTCGAGTTGCTTGCACACGATCAGGCCCATACCGCCCGCGTCGATGACCGCCGTCGCATTGCTGCGCTCGCGCGCGGCCTGCGTGATGACGCCGTGAAGCTGCGCCGGGTCTTGCGTGTTGGAGTGCAGCGGCACAGAGATAAGCTGCGCGCGGCGCGCGTCCGGGCCGTATTCGCCGCGGCCAATGACGTGCAGCGCCGGCATAACCGTTTCGTCGCGCCATCCGCCGCCGCCCACGTCGACCGGCAGCAGCCAGCCCCACGGTTCGCCCGGCTTGATGACGGTGCGCCCGATACACGACTCGATGGCCTGCGAGCCAATGAGGTACTTCGACGAGTTCTGAGGGAACAGGCCGCGCACCTTAATGTCGTATTCCTCCTCGGTGTACTGCGCTTTCTTTTCGGCGATGAACTTCGCCGACACAATGGGCGAGAACTCGGAGTTGAATACGAGGTTGTTCCAGACGCCGCCCTCCTCGCGCGAGAGGGTGTGATGCGTCTCGTAAAAGAACCCGCTTGAGCGCGTCGGCTGTGACGCGAGGCACATGCGGTTGCGCTCGTCGGTGAGCGAGCCGGTGATAACGCCAAAGTTATCGTCTGGAATGCCCGATGCCTCGTCGGCGAGCCACAGCAGCCAGTCACGGTGCGCGCCCGCGAGGTTTTCGGGGGAGCCGCGGGGCGCGGATTTCGCGATGACGAACCAGTTCAGCTTATAGCCGAGCACATAGACGCGCTCCGACTCGATGCGGAAGTACTCCCATATCCAACCCTGCGGACCGGTCTGAATCTTCGATGACAGGTCGGCGAACTCTTTCCAGACGCCGTCCGACACGGTCGAGATTTTCGGCGCGGTCAGGATCGTATTGGAGAGGTAGTAACAGAGCAGGTGCCAGAGCGCGATGATGGCGAAGCCCGACGTTTTGCCCGTGCCGTGACCCGACGAAACAGACGTGCGCGAGCCTTGCTGACTCACACTGTCAAACATCTGAATCTGATGGTGCGTCGGCGCTTTCAGCCCGCATACCTCGATGGCAAAGCGCGTGCAGTCATCCGCATACCGTTCGACGAACGAGCGATAGCGCGGGTCTTGCAGCAGCGTTCGCTTGCTCGCCGCCATTACGCGTCCGCTCCCAGTCCGCCGTTCTCCATGCCTTCGATACCAGACGCGGCGGCGCGGGCCTTGGCCTCCTCCTCCGCCACCTTGGAACGCTCACGCGCCTTCTCATAGATCGCGTCGAGGTCGGCCGTATTCGTCGCCGTGATGTTCTGCTCGATGGTCTGCTCGATTTGGTCGCGCCATCCAATCAGATTCTTCGATGCGAGCGAGGCAAACCGCGTGTCATATACACCCGCCATGCCGCCTTCAATCAGCAGACTTTCCTGAAGGTCTTTTGCCCTCGCGTAGGCGTAACAAAATTCGGGGTGTTTGGGGGAGCCATCCTCGTTTGCGGCCGTTGCCCAGTCGTGCAGAGTCTTGCGCGTCACGTCGATTGAGTCGGCGAAACGGGTCAGGGTCGGAAAGGTATTGAGGACTTTCACCATTTCGGTTTTCGTGCCGGACTCGGATTTCGGGTCGGGCATGACGACCGCCTCAGTGCGCTCTACCTCAATGCGGAAGTAGGCGATGAGCATGCTGGCGAACTCAGGGCGATAGACAGGCGGGCGACCGACCGGGCGCTTTTCTTCTGGCGCGGCACTCGTTGCCGGCTCTACAGGCGGTTTGTCTGCCTTGGGTGCGGCCTTACCCCTGGGCGGCGTCTTGGCGGCCTTTTTGGCGGGCGGCGTGGCCGTGCGTGCGCCTTTCGGTGCGAGCTTGTCGGTCGCGGCCTTGCGCGCGGGCTTGGCGGCTGACTTCGTGGCGCTCTTGCGTGCGACCTTGCGCGCCGCCGTGTCGGACTTTGCCGACTTCTGAGCGGTGACGGATTCCAGCCCGGTTGCGGGCGCTTTCTTGCGTGTTGCCATTTCCTCGTTTCCCGGTTGGGTTAGAAAGCCATCTTTTGCTGTGCGTGGCGCTCAGAGAGGTACGGGATAGAGGGCATGCGGCCCGCTTTCACGTCCTCGATGTACGCCTCGACGGATTGGAAGTGCCGCAACTTGTCGCGGATCGGCTCGGACAGTGCGGATAGCTCCTCTACGGCGGCGAGGACCGGGGCGCTGCCCCGCAGGTCGTCGAATCCGAATTTCTCGCGCATCACGGCGATGGCGGAGTCCACGCGCTCAACCGCGGTGAGCATGCGTTGGTATTCGCTCGCGACCGGGTGCGCCTGTTCGGTGTATTTCACGATGGCGGTCGTCAGAATCGAGGCGATGCCCTGCCCTATGTCCTCGATGCCGCGCGCCATTGCGTGCTCGTGCGCGACGCGTGCGCTCTCGTCGATATGCGGCGAGAGGCCAAGCAGGAAGTCGACTGAACAGCGATAGGCGCGCGCGCAATCCATCAGGAACCGATAATCGTCGGGCGTCTTGCGCTTGCCCGATTCGATCAGGCACAACTGCGTGCTGTTCGCGTACCCCATCTTTTGCGCGGCCTCGACGGCAGTCAGCCCAGCCATTACGCGCGCGGCAATCAGGTTGTAGCGCAGGCGTTCGAGATCTTCAGGCTTGCGCGGGTCACGCTTGAAGCGCTGCAGCGCCTCGCGCACGAGCTTGTCGCGCTGGCCGTCCGTCATTTCCGGTTTCGCGCGGCGCGCGCTCGTGCCGTATCCCTTGGGGAGGTTTTTCGAAACTTTCATGAGCAGAATCCCAATACTCGGTTGATGACTTGGTCGAGGTCCGCGCGCGTGTAGCGCGTGAGCACGTTTTGCAGGAGCACGTTCGCGACGCTGCTGTAAAGCCGCTCGAACTCGTCTTGCTTCATGGAGGAAAAGCTGATGCTTTTGGCGCGCAGGCGTACCGTGCCGTGCAGGTTGGTCGTGACGACGTAATGCCCCGCGGCGATGGTCACGTCCTCGCGAAAGTGCTCGAAATCCTTTTGAACCTCGAAGCCCTTGTATTCCTGCACGGCCGGCTCCCATGCCTCAAAGCCGAGCGTGAGCAGCGCGAAAAACTTGCGGTGAAAGCGCGGATTGCGCACCTGCTTGACCTCGCAGCGCAGCAGCGAATCGGTCGCGTAGCGCTTGAGCAGGTCCGCCTGTGCCTCGTCGAGCGGGCGCAGCGTGCCGTCGACGGCTTTCGTGAGCAGGATTTCCATTACGCGCCGCCCATACGCTGCGCACGCGCCGCCGCGCGTTCCTCGTGCGAGGCGACAGGCTTGCCGTCGATGAATATGCGTCCGTTCATGCTCACTCGCACAACCCGTAAATCGACGTGCAGAGCGCGCCGGACTGCTCGCCCTCGATGCGGAACATGTCGAACTGGCGACCGCCGCGCCCAGTCTTGGCCCATTCGACGGCCTGCCAGATACCGTGCGTGTCATGGCGAATCTCGACCATGTCGCGCGAGTTGCCCGGCACGGTATCCGCCTCGAAAAACGTCGAGCAGCCGCGCTTGGCCGCGAGCGACACGATGCGCTCCCACTCCGCGACACGCTCGATTTCGGCCGGGAAGCGCTTGGAGACTTCGAGCAGTTCGTCTTTGCGCGCGTGGATGCACGGCATGCAGCCCACGCGGCCCATGCCCTGCTTGTAGAGCGGATTCGGCTCAATGCCGTGCTTGCGGTGCATGGCGAACACGTCATCGACCGTCCAATCGAGAATCGGGCGGTAGTTCCACAGTTCCGCGCCGCTCGCCGCGTCGATCTCCTTGCATTCGCGCTCAGGCAGGCTGCGGCGATTGATCGACTCATCGCGGCGCACGCCTTGCCACGAAACCACGTCAATGCCAGCCTCCAACAGAGGACGTTGCACCTGCGCGATGATCGGATTGCGCTTCAGTTCTTCCGAGCAGAAACGCGCGCGCGTGGACGGGAAGCGACCTTTCCAGATGCACAGGTCGAGAAACGGGATGCCGGTCGGCTTCAGTGCGTCGAGCGCGCGCTGGACCCAAGCATCAGCCTCCGCCTCGTCCATCGGGCGCACCGCGGGCGTCCATTCCCACACAGCAGCCGATGCGAGGATGAAGTCTTCGATGCGATAGCTGATGTACGGGTTTTCCGGAATGGGCGGCATGGGCGCGGGCGAAGCCTTGCCATCGCTCGCATCGCCATCTTGATCGTTGGCCTGAAGCGTCCACTTGCCGGGCTTGCCCGTCATCAGCGACGGTTTCCACTTCTCCGCGACGAAACGCGCCTTGCCCGCTATCTGCTTGGCGAAGTCCGCGCGCACCGTGCGAATCGGGAATACCTTGTCGTTGAGGTATTGGACGTATTCGTAGGTCGAGGGGTGCTCGTGGCCGGTGTCCGCAAACACGGCTTCGAGGTCGGGCGTCTCGCGCTCGATGGCGAGCAACAGCAAGGCCGTGCTGTCTTTCCCGCCGCTGACGCTGATGATGTTCTTTTCGTTCATGGTGTGGTGGTTTTTTAGCTTTCTTGAATCACGACGCCGTACTTATCGGCGACCCAATGCTTTTTCAGGCGGTACTCGCGCGTCTGGAACCCCTTGCAGTCCTCGACGATCTTTTTCCCGGTTGCGACCTCGACATAGACGAAGTCGGCGACGTACTTCTTTGCGCGCGTCTTGCGCTTCTCGCCAAGGTCCGCGGCCTCCGCGAGCAGAAACGGCACTTGCAACTGCAGGTCGCGAATCACGCCCGCGCGTTCCATGCGGCGCAGTTCCTGATAGCGCGCCGCCTCGCGCTTGCTGTCGAACTTGATCGTTCCGACGTAGGTCGGCTCGTTGTTGTATTTGCCCCGGCGCTTAGGGGCTTCCTCGTGCGCGGGCGCGGGCGCGGGCGCTGCGTCGCCCTTTAGCGCGCCGCCCTTGTTCGCCAGATAGGCCGAAAGCTGCGCCTCGCTCCAGCGCACGACGTTTTTCGAACTACCCTTTTTGCCGCCGCGCTTCATTGCGCCGCCGCGTATCGACGCTGCAGGAACACTTGTCCGCGGCCGGTCACGCGCGTCGTGAAGGTCGGGCTTACGGTGCCGTCGGTGCGCGCGCGCGTGCCCTCGATGACCTTGAAATAGCCGCGGTCCATGTACGCCTGATACGGCAGGTTGTTTGCCATGAGGATCGCGTCATCGCGCAGGCGCGCAATCAGGCGATTGCGGCCCCACTTGAGCAGGCGCGCCATCGAACCGAAGTCGATGCCATCGGCCATGTCGCGCACCGTGCGCGCGAACTCGACGGCCGGCGCTTGCTGCTCAATCAGCGCGGCTTTCTCTTTCACCTCGCCCTCCAGCGCAAGGCGCTTCTCGAACTGGTCAGCCCATGCGCGCGCCGCCTCCGCAGGGTTCGAAAAGTCAGGCAGCGCGGGCGCGGCCGGTGCGGCGCTGTATGCGCCCGTCTTGCGGATCGCCGGCAGCACTTCGCCAACCACCCATTCCTCGAACCGCTCGGCGGCCGGCAGCTTGGAGCGCATCACGAGGCGGTACACGTCGCGCTCAGGAATGAGCGTCATTTCCTGCTCGCCGCCCGGCGTAGGGAGGTAACGTTTCGTTATCCCCTTGCAATGGTCAGAAATGGCCTTGCTCGTATTGCTATAGCCGAGCGTGGCGGCCACATCGCGCGCCACAAACCACGGCTCGCCCTCGATGGCGACTACGCGCACGGATTCCATGCCAAACGAAAACGGGACTATCTGCGTCATTCGAGCACCCAAGGTTTGATCCAGTAGGTCCAGACGCCGAAGGCCCAAGCGCCCGTGTAGAACACGGACAGCGCCAACATGCCCCATTGGCATTTCAGGTAGGTCGCGCGCAACCAGAACGGTTGACCCAGTATCCCGACGATGCAGGCCCACTTTTGCGCGACCACACTGCCCATTTGCGTCAGCCAGATAGCGAGCGCGCCCGATATCAAGATCACCGCCTGAGTCATTCGCAAGTCCCCGAAAAGAAACGTCTATTTCCTGTCGGGGATTATATAGATACTTCTATTTCAAAGGGCGAATTTTTTGCTTAGGAGAATGAGAATTTCAGCGCCCCGTGTTGTAGAAACGCCGCTTTTCGCGAGCACCATTGCCGCGTCGTCTTGCGGATGCGAGCAGAGCACGTCAGTCAGTGCAGACTCAAGCGCAGCAAGGCGTTTGCGCTGTTCGTCGGCAGCATTGGTATTGAGCAAACGGTCGTAAGCTGCGAGTGTGCGTTCGAGTTTGGCAATGCGCTCGCGCAGTCGCGATTCGGTATTAACGTCGATTATCGACATATCTATATTTCAGAGCGAAGTTAATCGGATTTGCGCGCCGCCATATAGGCATTTCGCCGATGGTATTCGGCGGCAATATCGGCACGCAGCATTTCGGCGGCCTCGATGCCCTGCTCGGCGCGCACCTTGTTCATGGCCGCCACGCGATGCGGTTTCGGGCTATTCGCGAGCATGCGCACCATACAGCAGCGGTTTTGCTTCCAGTAGAGCACTGAGAACGTCAGGCAGCGTTCGCACAGGCTTACTGCAGACACGGCCGCTCGCCCTCGCGTGACACCTGATGCTCGAACACGAGGCCCTCACAGCCACAGCGAAGCATGCGCACGGCATAGCAGCCGCCGCCCATATCGACCTTGTTGCCCTCGTCATCGATATAGCCGCGCAGGCACTTGAGCACGACGCCACGCGCGCCGTTATGGTGCCCCTCGCCCGCGACGCGCAGGGTATCGCCCTCCTCAAAGCGCCATGCAGTGTGGGCATTCGTCATTGCACATGCTCCGGTTGATCGTTGCGCGCCTCGCGCGTGACGCTGTCGACGGGCGGCGGCTCGTTGCGGCGGCGCAGTTGGTATTCGAGCGCCGAGCGGCGCGCGCCGTCCTCGAACTCGATGCCGTAGAACTCGCCGTATTCGTATTCGAGCGTGATTGGGTCGATGGACTTGTCACGGTGCTGCATCACGAGGCATTCGCTCTCGTTGCGCTCCGGCTCGTGCTTTCCGTTCTGGAAAATGAGGATTTCGCCGACGGCGTACTTGCGGGTCATGCGGCCGCCCTCAGTACGTTGGCATAGGGCGACGGCGCGAAGGCGATACCGACGCGGCGGCACAGTTCGATGCAGTCCTCGCGGCGCAAGGCGCGGTCAGCGAGCACGCTCGCGAGCTTGCGCGAGGGAAAGGCCGATTGCAGGTCGTCATGCTCGCGCTGCTCCTCGACCGGTACGCCGAATACATGCACATCGCCCGGCGCGTCATAGTTCAGCCATTGCGCCGACGAGGCCGATATGACCGGCACGCCGAGGTAGCGCGCCGCCTGCTCGATGTACGCATGACCGTAGAGGCGATGCGCGACGACGACGAGCGGAATTGAGTCGGCTTGCGTGTCGTTCTCGCGTATGGCGAGCTTGGCGGCAACCAGCGAGCAGGCGTCGAGCGCCAGCCAGCACACAATGCGGCGATGGTTCATGGTTCGGCTCCTCAGTTTTTGCTGATGCGGGTCATTTCCCCGCAGTGTTGGCATTTGGTCCGGCTGCGCTCGTTCAGGCGCTTCATTTCTTCCTGATACTCGGCGCGGAACTGCGCGTATCGGCTCTCGCGGTTCATGAGTTGCGCGAGCACGAACATGGGATTGAGCTTTTCGCCACAGCCGCCGCACGTCACATCGGCGAGCTTCTCGTCGATCTGGTACGTGACCTGCCCGGCGTAGTGCAGGCACTTGCCGAGCGGCACGCGCTCAAACTGGCGGGCCTGCTCGCGGCGCTTGAATGGCGCATTGAGTTCAACGACGTTGTCGGCTTCCTCGTCGAGGATGATGGGCGGCAGGATCATGCGGGTACGCCTCCGAACTGTTTCGACTTGAGCAGGGCCGCGGCACTGGCGAGTGCAGCGCGCGCGCTGGCAGGGTCAGACGGGGCGACAGCGGCCGCGTCAGGCGCCGGGATAGGATCGAGCGGGGTAACGGCTTGCGGGCGCGGTGCGGGCGGTGCGCCGCCGTTGTCGATGGCCGCCCGAATGCGCGCGTGCCATTGGTCGGTGCTTTCGCCGCGGCGTGCCGGGCCGGCTCCGACCTGCAGGGCTTTGGCGAGCGCGAGCACTTCGCTCGTCCACCACGCGCCGCCGCTTTGCCGCTCCTCTTTTTCGAGCCATGAGGCTTTGAACCCGGCCCATGAGAACGTCGCGCACATATGCACGGCCTGCTCAGGCTTCAGCCCGGCTTTTTCAGCCTCGTTGCAGACGCCCTCCCATGCGGTGAGCGTGAGCGGCAGTTTCTTCGCGCGGCGCGCGGTGAGCCAGTCAGCGGCGTGTTGCGCTTTGACGCCCTCGCGCACGAGCCACGCCTTTGACAGCGGCTTTTTGCGCGTGCCGTCTTTGTCATCATCCTCAGAGCCAGAGGAGCCGCCATCGGGCGGCGAACCGCCGTCAGGCGGTATGTGTTTCTTCTCTGCTTCTGTATCTGTCTCTGTATCTGTACGCGTGACCGCGCCGTGACCATCATCCGTGACACCGTGACCGTCACGCGTGACAGGTGCGTGACCGCCGTTCGCTACGCCCGCAGCAGCAAGCGCATCGTCGCGCTCGCGCTCGCGCTGGCGGCGCTTGCGGTCCGTCGCGGTCGGATCGGCGTCGCCGCGAAACTGGCGCTTCTCCCATGCGAGCGGTTGCCAGTCCTCGCCGATCAGGCCCGCGCCAACGAGGCGCTTCTTAACCTCGACGATGGCGGAATGATCGATCCAAAGACGCTGCGCGACGATGCGATTCAGGAGGTCCGGCGCGCATGCTTGGTCGATGACGCCCGCGCTTTTGAGCGCGAGCACGCCGACGTAATGCCGTTGGTCCTCGTGCGCGAGCGACACGATTTTCGGATCATTCAGGAAGTCCACGTACATGCGAAACCACGGCATCGCTTTCATGATGCGGCCCTCATGAATCGTTTTTCATCGCCGAACGCGAACACGAGCGGGCGCACGGGCGCGGGCGTGGTCGGCGCGCTCGTGATGATGACGCCCTGAAAGAGGAGCGAGCCGAGCACGCTGCGCGCTTGCTGCGCGGTCAGAAAGCCCGCGCGGCACGCGATATCGTCGATGGTCATGGACAGCCACACGCGGCCGTCCCGAACGTTCTCACCTTTGGCGCGCGCCTCTGCGAACCAGTCGCGCATGCAGGCGATGACGGCGGCCTCAGTCACGCCGAAAACGCACGCCTC